CGTTCACAATATTGATTGAAACGAAACTCTTGAATCATAGCAGTTCCAACTCTACCATCTGCCAATGGGGTAGGACTATCTTCTGGACCTTGAGGTAAATAAGAACTTGGAACACGTAGACCCCGTGCTAATCTATTGTTGAAATAACGCAAGTCATCAATCTGACCTAAGTTATCACCACCTGGTAATGTGGTTACATCACTGCCACGACCGTCTGCTGTGACCGGAAAAAAGTAATCTTCATTCATTGACAATGGATTGTATGTTGCATCCATTATACTTTGCCCACCGTTTGCACTTGGGATTCTGCGTTGATGAATCTCATTTTTAATACGGTCAACAAATGCCATAGCCATGTGACTTGGCATATTACCAACGTCAATTTTAAAAACTCTACGCTCCGGCGCACGTTGTACACGATATATAAGAATAGCATCTTCAAGCAATTCTTTTTGCTTATATACTTTAAAAATGTTTTCTAAGATACTCTGTCCAAAAGGCCAATAACGGTCTAGACCTTCAGTTAAACTCAAATGAACTACATGTTTAGCGTCAATGGCTGCTTCATTCATGCCCATTGTAAAACGACTTCCGCCTCCGCCTCCGCCGTTTGGTACACTGTAATTAGAAGCACCCTGAAAGCCACCGGGGCCTTGAGGTGTCATAAAGTCTGTTGTTGTTTTTTCAGCAATACTTAGATTCTGTAAGTTAACGTTGATGTCTTTGATGACGTATTGTTCTGGTGCTTTGCCTTCACTTTCGTTAACAATGACTTTAGTTACTTTAGTCATGTCAACCCAGTATAGCTTAAAGTTTTCCGGGTCACGTACAAAAACCTGATCCCCGTACTTGATAGTATTACGGAAGATTTTGAATGTTCTTGTATCAAACTCATTGAGTTTACACCATTGTTGTAGTTGTTTTTTAATTAATTCTACTTCATGGGGAGTTGGATCTTCTGAGAATTCTATCTCAAAAGGTGTATTGTTCTGATCGTTTTTCTGAGTACTGAACTCAGCAATAATGTCTAAACATGCATTGATTTCAGCATCTACGTCCATCATTTCATATTGATTGTAACGTTCAACCCGATTTGGGTGTCCAGTGTATACTTCTGGTAAGCGACTTCCGTAATTTTTATAACCAAAGTCTGTGTTATTGTAACCACCTGACGGAGCTACTTGACTGTTCCAGGCACCGCGATTACTGTTTGCACCTGAGATAGGACTGACTGAACCAGAATGATTTGGGGCTTGGAAACGCTTTTTATATGACATAGTGATATATTTATCATTAAGACCGTGTATAGGTTAATATTTCATCGTGTATGTTCTTAGTTTGGTTTGAAATTGATATTAGAGTGTCAAATTTATCAGACAATAATGATATCATGTTCATTACTACATCATTACTTCCACTAGCAATTGCCGGAGTTGGTGCAGTTTTGTTCAATCCCATTTGATCCATTAACTCTTGTTTGTAGTCATCTACACTTGACTTTTTCACATCCTCAAGTAAGGCATGCATTTGTTTTTCATTCCAAACGCTTTCTTTTTTGCCATGCAACATTACCGGGAAGCCATCTTCCGGCCCACTAAATAACCCACCTTGTCTAGCTACTTCTAAGTGAAAGTGGCCACCTTTATTTTCAGGATTATCTCCTGCAGCACCATCAGAAAAGTATTCATCTAGAACAGTAGTTGCGCCTAAATCTTTTAGTCTTTCTTTAATTGCAGCCGCTTCTTCCGCACTGGTGGGAGGTTTAGCTAATGCATAATCTAATGCTAGTCCTTTGGTATGTTTTGAACTTGGTGCATTTCTTCTATGATAATCATCATTTAATGCAGTAAATGTTCCTCCTGGAAATGCACTAGATAGTTTGTCAGCTAAAGCTAATAACTTAGGATCAACTTCACCACTTGTTCGTTCTTTTTTTTGTGCATCCGATCCAAAATTTAATTTTTTCAGAATTGCTGCTGCCGAATCACTCTTATCAGTTCCAATTTCTGCACCGCTTCTTCTTATACCACCCTGAGCACTGGCTCTTTGTGCAGTAACTAGTTCATTGGCTGGTGCACCTGTATAATCAGTATTCCAAGAAGTAGCACGTCCTTTTGGTGCAATTGATGCTGTATCAATATCGTTTTTGTTAATAACACTTCCTATTTCACCTCGAGTTCTATTAATTTCTTCTTGTTTTTTAAGTAATTCTGCTTCTTTCTTTTGTATTTCTGCTTGTCTTTTTATAGATGTAGCCTCTCTTATAACATTAACATCACCATTTTTTATTTGTTCTTCTTTTTTCTTCGTAATGGCTTTGTCATTATTTAAATTTGCTAATTCATTTTCTAATTTTTGTTTCTGTTTTGCTTTTTCCTCTGCTGTCAATGAATTATCACCCGCAACTTTTCTGATTTCTGCTTGTTTAGTATCAATTTTGTCTTGATTTGCTTTTAACACACCTTCAATTACTTGTTTTGCAAATTCTTTATCGGCATTAGATACTTCAGTACCATTTTTCAGTCTATCAATGTCAGCTTCTAATTTAGCTTTTTCTGTTTTTAAAATTGTTAAATCATTTATGCGGTCAGAATTATCTTTGAATCCTGCAGATAGATTGGTTCCTTCTCCAAATATTTTCGGGGCTGAATTTGTTAGCCAATCTACAGCCTTAGCTACCATTTTACTAAATTGATATAATACAGTATTCAGTCCGCCAAACACTTTAAGAACACCTTCTCCTGCGCTAAAAAGTGCTTTATCCTTTGCGATAGCCATACGTCTAGATTCTTGTTCCATTTCTAATAATTCTGCTTGTCTTTTATCATATTCTCGTTTTTTATCTTCAACAGTTTGCGCGGCGTTTGCGGCTTTGATGCCTGTTAGACCCAAAACTCTCATCTTATATTCATTGTCACCTACAAAGGAATCTGCCGCTGATCCTAAAGCCATAATTGTAGCATTGTGTCGTTCTAAGTTTTCCTCTGCACCTTTTTGTATTTCCCCAAACGACCCATTTAGAGTTTTTGTACCTTTAATAAAACCAGAAAATGCTGGGCCTATTGTATTTCCAGTCATTTGCACTACTTGAGCACTTGCTTCACCCACTATTTTACCACCGTTAACAATAAACTCAGTAGCTCCAACACCAAATGTTTTACCATACTTAATTATACCAGCAGCCATGAACTCATTAGCCTTTTCGGCTTCATTGGTGTTATTAATAAGATCCTGTTTTTTAAGATCACTTACATATTTTGCCCATCGATATTCATACATTTGCTGCTCTATCACTTTAGCAGCCTCATCTCTACTAACTCCGGTAAGTTCTTGTAACTCTTTCAATGTGGTCATGTATTTCATTGACCCTTCTCGGATGTCTTTTTCTGTCATGCTTTGAGAATTACCTAATTTAGCTTGGATATTCATGTATCCAGCAACTCCCATTCGTAACCCTTGCAAGTCAAGTCCTAATTTTTGAGCTTGGGCTTCATATTGCTCTCCGGGTTGAATCATCCCTTGAATAACATTAACATATTTTTTCAGACCACTAGTAACGCCACCACCAAAGAGAACTAATGAAGGAGATACTGAATCTAACACTTTCTTGAATTGGTCAGCTGATTCTGAAGTAAGACCTACTTTATTTAAGTTTGCTATTACTGTATCTAAACTACCACTAAGGTCACCGGCGTCAGCAAAATCCCGATACGCTTTAGTCAATGCGTCATTTTGCTTTAGACTGGCGGCGGCAACATCCCCAAAGATTTTTATCAAGCCTCCGGCAGCTATACCAAGAACACCAAAATTCTTTCCAACTTCCCAAGCCGCATTTCCAGCAGCACTTACTGCACCTGCGTACTTTGATGTACCCTCACTAGCAGAAAACATTGCCTTTGTATAATCAATGGCCGAACCTCTAATTTGCTGTGCGGCATTATTGAATGAAGATTGAATTTCATTAGCAGCCTGGCGTTGAGCATCGGCGTAATCACCTACCCCTCGCTGGCCGTGTTGGAATGAGTTGGATAGCTGTGCAAATGATTGCATCAACTGTTGAACTTCTTGCTGATTTAAATCTGCCATATATTTTAAGTTATAAATACTTTCGGTACTAATTGTATTTAGTATTCAGAATTTTACCATTTATTTAGGAATCCATATGACTACAGACAATCCATTAAGACAGTTTTTTCGCCGTCCTGCACTATATTTAAGACTACCTAGCGGGGGAAAAGGATACACAAGTGATGCTATTGATTTTCCGGATAATAGCGAATTACCTATCTATCCCATGACTGCAATAGATGAAATAACGAGTAGGACACCGGATGCATTGTACAACGGGGTAGCAATAACTGAAATCATTAAGAGTTGTATCCCTGCAATTAAAGATCCATGGCAAGTATTAAATATTGACTTAGATCCTATATTGATCGCTATTCGTGTTGCTACTAACGGACAACTTATGGAAATCGATTCAACTTGTCCAGAATGTAATGAGGATAGTAAATTTGACGTTGATCTAGTAGCAATGCTTTCTACCTTCACTTCCGGAGACTACGATACCCCTGTAAAAATTGATAATTTGATTATAAAATTCAAACCACTATCTTATAAAGATGTAAACAAGATAAGTGAAAGACAATTTGAAGTACAAAAACAATTTATGCAGATTGAAGCAATTACTGATACCGTAGTGAAAGACACCAAGACAAACGAAATAATAAAAATATTGAATCGGTTGACCGGAGAAATCATAATAGATGCTATTGAATATATCAAAACACCTGAAGACACTGTGTTTGATAAGGACTTTATTAGAGAGTTCTTAGATAACTGTGATAAGAATACTTATAACACGGTAAGAGATAAAAATATTGACTTACGTAAAGAGAATGAGGTTAAACCATTAGATGTTACTTGTTCACATTGTAGCCATAAACATAAACAAACATTCAATATCAATATAACTAATTTTTTCGATTAAGGCTTCTTCGTCTTAGTTCCGAAGCGATTAAGCAGATGATAGATGACATGGAACGTCAGTGCTTAGATATTAAAAAATCAGCATTGAAAATGTCTTGGTATATGAGAGGTGGGGCAACTTATGAAGATATACTTAATATGAGTGGACCTGAAAGAAATGCGATATCTAGTATTATTGAAAGTAATTTAGAAACTACAAAGAAAAGCAAATTACCATTCTTTTAATCGGAAAGGTTCATTTATCATCTTGTTTTTTCTTTGGGGAGAAGAACTTACGTTCTTCTAAGAACTCGTTATCACTCGTTCTTATTTTTACGGTTATATATTTTCTATAACTGTTTTTATCTAATAACTCATTGGATATATCATGCCGATTAGAAGCCATGGTAGTGCTATTTAAGCACTACCAATGGAATTATGCCATGACCGTCATCCTTGCCATTTTTACCCGAACAATCAACGTCTTTATGTTATTGTTCGCCACCGGTTGCCCTGTAGGGTTTGTTGGTCTGTAGTTGAATTACGCACTCTAGTGTTTCATTCTGCAACGCATGTTCTATAGCATCAAAATGGAGTAGCTATAGACTCATTGAAGGTTCGCTTTGACGAGAGCCTTCTCGGTGTTCCATGTTATTGCTAACATGCATACTCCAGAATCTGACGGCACAGCACAATCTGTACAATCTCAAGGAGGCCCGACAACTCAGGCTACTAATTGTTCTTTATTATCTGATATTTTTAAATTTAAATTTGACGTGGTGTCTGGTGTTGTGCCTGAATATATTTTTACTAATTCTGCATTGTTTTTGAAAAAGCTAGAATGCTCTAAGATGATCCAATCACCGTGTGTTGGGCTACTATATAAAAGACAAGTATCTGCCTTCCATGTTAGCTTCCCTTGTACAGCGACATATTGACCTTTACGATTAAACTTCATAAACAAAATATTTAAATCGTCAGTGTCTTCTACATCTAGTAACTGTGCTAGCCACGAATCAAGTTGTTTGCATTCACCTGTGAGTAACAGATGCCACGGGAAGTCCGCATAGAACTTACACTCTGCATTCATTTTGCTGAAACTCTGTCCTGGAACAATATCGCCCTTAAAAGAACGAATCTGTCCCTCATGTAAGAATTGAGTTCTGGCTTGATTCTTGCCACCCACATATGCACCAGACCCAGGAGCACGGATGAAACTTTCTCCGTATAACTCTGAGAGAAATTTTGCAACTTCTCTTTCGTATCCTGAACCTTTGTTTTTCTGTGGACTTGACATGTATTTACTTATCTATAATTTCTTGTTCTAAATTATTCTATATCAACTGCGGTGTTGTATGTAGTAAAACCATTTTCTTTTACAACTTTCAATACACTAGGTACTCGTCCTGCTAATTCTTCTCTATGACTAACAAGCCAAATAGATTTTTGTCGCTTACGTGACATGTCCTTAAGAATAGCAATAGCGTTTTCAACACCCATTGTGTCTAGCCCACTGTCAATCAATTCATCAATGAACAATGTATTGATTGGTGAATATAAGTTCTCCCATACATCACGGAAAGCAAAACTCAATCCTAGTATCAATCGGTTACGCTCACCACGACTTAGATTATCAAAGTCAAGTTCACGACCCAACTCTGTAATCTCTACGGTTAAGTCATTCTGAAAGATAACTTGATGAGGTAAACCAATCTTGTCTAAGTAATGCGTCAACCTACTATTCAAGTATGACAGATTTTGGTCAATGATTTTCTTACGAACAAAACTATCCTTATTAGTTAGAATATCTAATAAGAACTTCTGATGTTCCATAGTCTTTGTTAGTTTGTTGATTGCTTCAAAGTCAATTGATTGCAATGCATTAGATTCCATCTCAATAACTTGTTCAGCATATGGGTCAGTATCAACTGCCTTTGTCTCAATTTGTTGCAACAGCCCGGCTACTTTACTGCGATGCTCAATCGCTTGCGACTCAGTATCATAATGTGTGATTGGCATAGGACCTACCTCAACTACTGTAAGTTCTGACAGTTGTTCAGCATATGGATCAACTTCTTTTTCTTTTTCAAGTATCTTTGTGCGAATGTTTTCTGCATCACTGCCATGACGAATTGCTTCTGCTTCTGTCTTGTAATGTGTCTTGGGCTTGTCACCCAACTCAATAACTTTATCAGTTTGTTCTTTTAATTGTCTTTCTAACGTGTTAGCATGAACGGTTGATTCAATCAACATCTGTTCTTTATCAGCTAAGACAGTAGAATGTTGTTCATCGTGGAAATCTTGTCCACAAGCATAGCAAGTATGGTCGTGTAACGTAGCAACCTCTGTGGTTAGTTTAGCTACTAACTTTCTTTCTTTGTCTAAGTCTTTTGTTAACCTAGCAACTTCTTTATCTCGGTCAGTAAGTTCTTTTGATTTTGTATTGTATACAGTTAATGCTCTATGTGCCAGAATTTCTTCTACAATATCAATATGACTCATCTTGATACCACTTGTTTCTAGGTCAAGAATGTCTTTGTCTTGCTTTTGTTTCCAAGCAACTTGTCTAGCCAACAATGCATTGTATGCATCTTGTTGTTTCTTTTTGACATTGTAAATGGCTAAGTCTTTGTGTGCAAGCAATTCAACTTCAATGTCAATCTTAGCTAACTCATCATATTGTGCTGCTAGGTATGCTAAGTCACTTTCGTGTTTCTTTTGCCAAAGACCTTGCCTACGTTTAAAACTTTCGATTTGTTCTTTGACACGTTTATTAGCTTCTTCAATTGCTTTGACTTTAAATTCTTCACCTTGAATACTATCTTTGGTATCTTTTAATAGTATTTTGATAGTCTCAGCTTTTTCGGATAGTAATGTAATACCCAACAACTGTTCAATGATTTCACGTTGTTCGTTTGCTTTTAGTGCCAAGAACGGCTCACTGTATGTATTCAATGCTACAATATGGCGGAACATGCTACTAGACATACATAGTATTTTCTCAATAGCTATTTGTGTTTCTTTGTTTTCGCCCTGTGCATCATCGTTAATTTTTTGTAAATCACTGTTCACATAGAATCGCAGTAAGTTTGGCTTGCGACCACGTTCAATCTTGTATTCAATACCGTTTACACTAAACTCAAGTGTAACTAACATGCCCTTAGCGTTGGTGCGATTAACTAAATTATCTTTTCTGATACTGTTAATGGGTACACCAAACAATGCATAACTTAGACCTTGAATAAGACTAGTTTTACCTGTTCCATTACGAGCACCGTCGCCACCCAAGTCTAAGTTCTCACCTAGAATAAGTGTTAAGTCTTGGCGGTTAAAGTCAACTGCTTGTGTGACTTGTCCGATTGATAGAAAGTTCCGTAATGTAATGTTCTTTAGTAAAATCATAGGTTATTGTAAATCTCTAACAAAATTCGTTTGTCAAATGTATTTGATTCGATGCTGTTAATCTGGTCGATGACAATTTGGTCTACACTTTCAAACTTCAAGCCACCATTGGCCTGTTGTTCTACTTGGTCAACCTTCATAGGTATCAATGCCATTTCACGTAGTTTGTGTTCTGGAATAAGTGTCTCCCGAATAAAGTTTGCTTCTTCATAACTGATATCAATGTCAAGATGTACTCTAACATGACTGTCAGGTAATAGCAACCCCTTAGGATTTTCTAGTATGTCACTAAGTTTGTAAACTCTATACATGGGTTGCCCCGGCCAACTACGAAACTGAGGATCTTGTCCCCATTCCAATATCATCATACCACGTGCGTCATCACCTGCGTCTGCGTAGTTATGTGGGAAAGCATTTCCAGTATACCAAACGTTTTTCTTTGCTTGTCGTTTATGAAAGTGACCACTGAATACGGTATCAAACCCTGTCATGTGTTCAGCACTTATCTCACCATGATCTGGCATCTCTACCATAGCATTCATAAAGAAGTTTGGCAGTTCAAAATGACCAAACATATATTTGCCACTTAGTTTTTTAATCTTTTTGTAATCATCTTGTACAAGCCAGGGTGCAATAACAACATCATCTCTAACAAACCAATCATTGACAATAGTGACGTTGGGTAAATGTTTAGCCCATGCAACGCTGTGAATATCTCGCTTGTCTCTGTAATACAAGTCATGATTACCGGGTATAAAGTATACTTGGTCAAATGCTTGGTTGAGTTTTTCTAATGCTTGCAATCCAAACTGTAGTGTATGAATATTAATGCTTGCACGATGATGGTTATAATCGCCCAAGAAGAAACAAGTCTCACAGTTT